GCCACCTTGCCGCTACGTCTGCCGTCCTTAAAGTCCCATATCAATTGCCGTATCTGCCATTCCTTTTCGGTAGCTTCGTACTTTATCGGCAAATAATCGAAAAAAGAGATTATCGGCTTTTGCCACTGTTTCAAATAGTAATCGTTGATTTTCTGTGCCATCATCGTATCATTTAAATTCTTGAACTTGAAGCCCGGAGGGTGTGAGCCTTTAACCTCTTTCTCCCTGCCTGGAGCTTTTTTTTATTCCGTCGCTATCGCTCGGGGTATGTTTCGCCTTTATGCTGCATCAGAAGGTGTTACAGGACACATAAAGACAAGTTTTCAGAAAAACCAACGGCTTGAATACTACCCTTCAGGGTGGAGATTTTTTTCAGAACAAAGTCTGAACTTGGCATGTGACATGGAACATTTACCTTCGCAGTATAAAGGAGACACATATCACGGGGGAGAACGGCAAACAAGGGCGACAGGCAGGAAAGAGAGAAAGAGACAAACCACATCAAAAGAACTAACGAGTGTTCTTTTACCGCTGCTATCGTGCGTGCGAAAATCCGGTATTCGGTTATAATGAAAGCATAGCCAGCGGATTTTCGCACGCACGATAGGGTGATAGCATATTGGAAAACAACGAATTACCTTTTAAAAAGTCCTATTTTTACGCTGAAAATTTCAGTTTTCCAGTGCTCAAAAAAATGATTGCCTATTTACCAAGCATTTACAGCCTTTTTCACCCGCATTTTGTGCGGAACTAGCGAAGCGTACCCCCCACCGCGCTAAGCAAAATCTCATAACTTTACAAATCTATCAGCGGAATATGTAACGTACCCATACCGATTTTGCGCCCACCACACCCGTACAGACACAAAAAAAACCGCACGCAACAGGCGCACGGTCATTGGCAGAGATACAGGTAATTACCTCTACAATGCGGAAGTAACAAACAGATTGATATGGGTACGTGGGAATTTCTCACAGCCGATACACAAGGTATCAAACGCATCGGAACCGTCGGTACGCCCCTCAAGCCGATCCTCTTCCGTTTCTGCCAACTTCTCGCCCCGCTTGTCCTTGCCCCCATTGTACACACCTGCCGTCTGGATGGATATCAGCAGATCTTCATTGTTCTGCTCGTTAAAGAAAGGAATAAGATTCGCCTGTCCGGACAACATGCGGTTGATTAGCAGATACTTCTCGATATGCTTCATGGGAGGACCGATATGGACCTCTTCGACCTCCCAACCCCGTTTCTTAAATTCATGGGAGATAACCCATTTGAAGTCCTGGTTATTGACTGCATAATTTGACCCCAAAGCCGTGCTGTCGAAGTAAAAGACGACCTTCTTGCGTTTATGATGGCGATAATACTTACAGAAGTCATCAATCAGTTCGGGCAACTTGCGCTCGTACTTGACGAAAAAGGATTTAAGTACCTTGAGCTTGCGCCCTTCCGGCTGTCCTGCCACCAGCCAGTTGATGTTGGCATTGAAGTCGAAGGCAATGCAGATAGGCAAGCCCGGTTCTACATCGGCATCAGCCAACGAAGTGGGAACCTTGAGCTTGTCAAACTTGTACTCCAAACTGTCAAGATAGGAAAAGTTGGTAGCACTGTACTTGTGACCGGGGCGCAATGAAGAATAGAACCCGTCACGGGCGATGCCTATGCGCTTGCACAGGATAGCCGTCATGAAGGTCAACGGTGGCAGGTCACGTTTCATGTCATTAACCCACTTCTCACCCAACACCTGCATGTTCCAGATACTTGAATATTCCTTGTACATGACCGCCACGGAACGCATCCGGCACAGATCACGTGAAAGAGTACGGAGATAAGAACGCAGATAAATGGGTATCTCCTTACCTGCCGCAACCAGCTTCTTGATTTTATCTTTGGTCTTCCAGATTTCAAAAACAGTGCCCTGTATCACCTCAATCAGCTCGGGATCACACTTCTTCTCATAATCCAGGAACCAAGACCCTTTTTTAGTGACCGGCATATCAGAGGAGATCAACATGCCATGGTGAAAAAAGTGATGCCCGAAGTGCTGCTTGTTACCGCGGTTGGCCGGAAGTGTCTCATCTTTCAGCTGTTCAAAGTCAATAAACTTGGCTTCGTCAATATCCAGCGCATCGTAAGAATGCGAGTTGGATGTACCGCTCCGGTCCTGAGAAATGATATAGCCGATTGATCCGTTATACAAGGATAGAATATTCTCCCAATTATCGGGTTCAAAAATAGGCTCACCCCACCCCCATGACTTCGGCGGCTTGCGACCGACACACCAATGCAGGTCACGTTTGAACCCCCAGTTCTCCCAATGTATCAGCATGGAGGGCAACGTATTAGTCAAGACACGCTTGCAGTTGGCACCGACAAATCCTGTAATGGAACCGGGCATACGCTGCATGTTGCGCAAATTCCATGCGGCATGAATCAATCCTTTCCCGATACCACGACCACCCACAATCACCGAATCTTTGGCCGCCGTGTACATCACTTCCTGCTGAGGGTCATTAAAGTATTGTTTCATTATTCTTTCGGTTTAGGATTAAAGATATCATCTTCGTTGAACTCAACCTCTTCAAAATCCACATCCTCAATATCGTCAGACCAATATTGTTGAATCTTTGATTTAATTCTATCCCGAACATTAGGAATAGGCTTGATGCCAAGCACGGTCGGATCATCCGTCGGCTCGAAAGGCTGCACTATAATCTTATCATAACCTTTGTCCAAGATGTCTTCTTTATCCAACTGGGTGTATTTGCCATAATAATTGGCGGCAGCCCCCATGGCGCGCGCATCCTTGATACGCCGGGCCATTTCGAAGGTCTCATCAATCATCTGGCAGAACTTGTAGCGATGGTAATCCTTGGTTGTCTTGGCCAGATCACCCAACAGACGCTTGATAATGCGTACATCATCGTATGCGGAAGATTTGCTGATCTTGTAGCGGTACTCCAGTTCCTGCACAATCTCCAGATCCTTTTTGCGCGGGAACTGCAACCAGTAATTATACATATCCCGGAGCCGGATCAACCGCTGTTGAATCAGTTCGGGAATGCCGTCAGCCGCCATCTCGTTGACATCGGCGAACAGATATTTCTCACATACTTCTATCGTAGCAGGTACAGGCATAGTTATTACAAATCTTCGTCAGCGTCCATATTCAACAGATAACCGTTTGTCAGCGACACCGCCAACGGACTGCCCACATTCGCCAGCTCGATCTCCTGTCTACGCAGTTTCAGTGCAGTGGATGCCTTGGCGTGATAATACGCCCTGGAAACAGGCGAATTACGGTCAAGGATATCCAGACGCAGCGTGTCCGCATCCACATCAAGCAGCACTGCCATATCGGATATAGGGGTCAGCAGAGCCGCCAGCTCGCTGATCCGATCAAGTTGTTCCGTTGAATAGACCATCCAGTTGTATAGCGTTAGTATTAATCATATGAGCGTAACGCTCTCTCAGTTGTATAAAAACAGCGGGATCGGTTGTGATGATTCCGCTCTCGGTACGATTGCCCCTTGTCTGATTCTGTGAGGTGCATATCGACACCTGCCACCTCGCATTTTGAATGAGAATCACTTTCGAATGATTTTCAGACAGGTACACTTCATCGAACACATTGGCAATGAAAGTATAAAGATTGACCGTCTTACGGGATGCTTTCAAGTCCGCCAACATGGTAGCCCGGGTAAGCTGACCGCGCCGCTTCAAGCGATAGATCCGGCGTAGGAACTCTTCGGAAGTGGAAAAGGTGGAGATGTAAATCTCCGCCGGACCAGTCTCGCTCAGAATCATCTCGATGATGTCGAATAGCTGCACACGGTTATCCAAATACGCTTGCAAGGGTGCTTCGGACAGTGGCCGCAACAGTTGCCTAACCTTTTTCATCGGTTGAGATGGTCACTCCCACCGCCGCCAGTTCCGCTGCCTGTGTCTCATCCACCCCATTACCGGTAGCAACCAGGAAGTCATACCGCTGCTGCACCTTCTGCAACAAGGCAGTAAACTTGCCGGCATCTGTATCCTTCAACTCCGCCAGCTTCTTCTTGTTATCAGACAGATACTTGCGTGCCGCACCCACTTTTTTAGCGATTTCAGCCGGGTCCAGACCGGAAGCATCTTCCGTCTTCGTCACCGGATCACCGGGCTTATAATCATCGTATGCCTGCAGGTTGGCACGATACTTCTTGTCCGCTTCATCAAGCAGCTTCAGGTATTCGTAACGGTCACAAGCCGGCGCCGACTCCATGCCCTTCAGCTGCTCAAACAACTCTTTGATCTTAAACCATAATGCCCCGTTATCCGTCCACAGACGTTGAATCTCAGGGGGAAGGCGGTCATGATCCATACGCCTGCCTTTGGCGACATTCGCCTCCGGGAACTCATCATCCACATCCAGTACCGGAACACCTCCGTCTATAATCCGTTGTGCGGAAGGTATAACCGTGATATTCATCCGTGCGATATCAGACACGGTTTTTCCATCCAAACGGATTTTCAAGTGCTTGCGCAATTCGTACTCCACCTTATCGGCAAACTTTTCCGGCTTGCGGATTACATTCTGGAACAAAATCTTATTACGGTTCAAGGACAACAACAGAGTGGCCCCCGCCACCACATCACGCTCAGAAGGCGGTGTATCCAGATAGTCCTGTATTTTATGAGTCAATTTCTCATCCATATATTAAAATATTAAAAAGTGGCGGCATAGACCAGCCACACCACCACTCCGATTTATAAACTTAAAGAATCAAGGCTCATCCAAAGAAGAATCGCTCCATGCGGAACCGTCCGCACCGGAGATATCCCCATCCTCCG